GTAGGACTCGAACCTACGACCGACTGCTTAGAAGGCAGTTGCTCTATCCAGCTGAGCTACTGAACCAATTGGTAGTTCCTATCGCCGCTAACCCTGAACTACCAAGGGGGTCACCGCAGTTGAGTTGTGTCTCAACTTTTTAAGTATACCACCAGGGATGGGGTCTGTCAACGACCAACACCTGATTGCCAACCACCTGGACCTTCCTGAAATGTCTCAGAACCACCGATAGGATCTCGTTGAACAGTGGTTTCACCACTACTTGTAGACATCTGATACATCACTTCATGGATGTTTTCTGGTTCATTGGTCTGTTCACCATAATATTTCAAAGCCTCTGCTTTGAATGCCTCTGATTCTGCCTTGAACTCCTCTTGTTTCTCTGTAAGAGTAGGCGCAGAACCAAACCATGGATCGTCTTCAAGGTATGCGGGTGCAGGAACACCCGTCCAACTACCCTGTGCTTCTGGACTGAAAAATACATCTTCTAGTGTGTCGCAAGGAACTGTTTCCTCATCAACTGAACATTCAACTTTCTCTTCTTCAAATTTTTTTGAAGAAAGGAGTTCTTTAATGGCGCGCAAAATCATGTTTCGAGTACCAACCTCTTAGTATAGTTATATGAGTAATTTCTCCTACTTCCTTCAATACCCCAACCCAACCAGTAATATGCGGGAACCATATACTGATCTACCGTTTTACCACTACCTTCAAACTCAGGCAGATAGCGTTGGAAGACACTTTCGTTAATCATGTAACGAGTTTGGCCTTCCAAGGTGCTAGGATCACACCCATAGTTATTACAGAACTTACCGAGGTTATTATAGCGTCCTATTGAGGTCCACTGAATAAGACCATAACCACCGCTAAGGCAATCCCTGTAAGAAACTCGAGCCCCTCCCTCGCATATGTTGGAAATAAACTTGCTTTCCTGTTTAATGTTTCCCATGATCGTAGCAAGAGCATTACGATCTGTGATTCGGGTGTGTTCTTGGAGTTCTGAGAGGACATACTGTTCTTCTGGTGTACAATCAGGGCACTTCCATTCTGGTACTTTGAATTCTACTACAGGGATTTCTACTGCTGATGATGGGTCAAATTCAGCTGGAGGAGTAGTATTAGTATTAGTAATGATGAAAGCTGAAAGAAGTCCAGTTCCACCAACAAAAATGGTGTTCATTAACATGTCAGATAAGTTCCTCAAACGATTCTTTGAATTCTTCATAAACAGCACAAGCGTTCAGATAGTCACCCATAGCCACTAGGTCATGGATGCGATCAATGATACTGTCCTTGAGAAGCTGGGTCTCATTCATCAGATCTTGTTCCATGAAAGTAGTCCTTCCTGTAGTAACGGCCGAGAACATTAGAATTGTAGAACCTTGGGACGCCGTTGTCAAGCGATTCGGTCAAGACACCTTGAACGAACAACTGACGGGTTTCCTCGTAGTTCACCTTTCCTAGTGTAGTATGTATACTCAGAATCTGGCGAGAAAAGTTCTGTTTCCCGTACTTCTTTATATCCTCTTTCAGTTCTGGGCAAGACCCATAGTACTTCTTCCAGTCAGACTCTGAGGTAACTTTACGTTTACCACCTTTTGGTTTTCGCTTCTGGACAAAATATTTTCTTCCGATATACTCTCTACCATTAAGAGAGTTTGTAATTCTATAAACGAACCCGTAGTTATCTCCAATATCTTCCGACAAAAACGCACGACCCTCATACATCCAAGGGTTTTCATAATCAACCATATAGCTTTTTAAGTTTAGCTATATTTATTTCTGAAACTCCACAGAGTCATTATAGTGATGTTTGTAGGGCTTTGTCAACTTTACCTTCAAGAATCTTCTGATCCTCAATAAACTTGATCAGGCGACCTGCCCAGTATTCATGATATTCTTCTGGATAGTGCATAGACCAACGATCAGTATCTTTCAAATGTTTCCAATCTGGATGATTTGTAGCAACACCCCAATAACTATATTGTTCTCTAACAATTACATTACCAGGTCTACTCGGTTCATAGATTGTTTTATTAGTCGCATGATGTCCATAGTAATATCTTGGATCAATATTTGACCAATCGCCGTAATAAAAATCAGTAGCAGAGGTAAACAGATATGGAATATTGTATTGTTTGCAAATACATTGAATCTGCCATATAATGTCTAAAGACATACTATGAACTTCTTCGTCTGTGTGTGCTCTCAACCAGTATTCGTATAGTCGTAATAATTTTTCATTAACTCTTTCACGTTCTTCTACTACACCTTCTTGGTATCTTCCTAAGAGGTATGGAGTTCCATGGAGAGTTCCCCTACCACTACTAACAAAATTTCTTGCAGGTTCACAGAAACCAAAGACCATAAACATCTTCTCGTTTCTTCGGAGTCCTATCTGAACTCTGGACATAAACTTTTTCATCAACCAGTAGTTACTACCACCGACTTGACCATAGTTTTCATAGTCCATTCCATAGTGATTAGCAATTTTAGCGGGGTAAGCTTTTTTAATATTACCTTGCCCCCATCTTTGTTCAATTTCGGCACCAGCAGTATGACTGTCACCGAAAGCAATTAATGTTGTCATGTCCAAATTTTAACGTTGTATTTTTCTTCCCACTCTTGAATTTGATCTTTACTATTCAGAATGGGTTCTCCTTTTATATTTAACGAAGTATTTAAAAGCATCGGGCAACCAGTCTTTTCATACCATAGTTCCAGAAGTTCTCTAAATTCGGGGTTATCTTCTTTGGATACAGTTTGAACTCTACTAGTACCATCCACATGAACGATTGCGGGATAGAGATCTGGTCTTCTACATTTTGCAATCAACTGCATGTAAGGACTTTTTTCTGAAGGCATGTCAAAGTATTCACTCGCAAATTCTTCTAAAATTGCAGGAGCAAATGGTCTGAATGTTTCTCTCTTCTTGATCTCATTAACTTGGTCCTTGATGTCTTTGTCTCTAGGATCTGCAATGAGACTGCGATTTCCTAGTGCCCTAGGACCAAACTCTGCACGACCTCTCGCAATACCACACAATTTGTTCCTAAGAAGATCTTCAACAATCATCTCATTGTTAACATTGTGTCCAAGATTTTTTCCTAGGTATGGACCTGGCCATTTAATGTGTTTTTTATGGTGTGCGAGAACTGCACCAATAGCATTACCATCATCACCAGGAGCAGGCATAATCCAAACATTTTTGAAAGATTTATATGCAATAGGATTGGCAGCACAATTTAATGCACACCCACCCATAAACACTAAGTTTTCACTCTTCACTAGTGATTTTGCTTTTATAAGAACACGTTCCAGTATTTTTTCATAAACTTTCTGTGTCGCTGCAGCAATGTCGAATATATCTTTTTGACTATGAAGGTCTTCTCTCCAGTTTGAACAACCTTTATGTAAATTATGTTTCACCCGATAGGGATTCTTATTCAGATCAAAGAAGTCTGACAATATTTCTCTATAAAGTCTATCGGGATCACCAAATGCAGACATGCCCATGAGAATATATTCTTCCTCATTTGGTTTTAATCCACATCGTTGAGTCATTGCGGAATACCACAAACCCAAACTGGAAGGATATGATTGAGAATATACTTTCCTTAACTTATCACCGCGACCTTTCCAAATAGTAAAAGTTTCAAACTCTCCTATTGCGTCTAATACAACGACTGCAGCATTATCAAATTCACTTGTATAGTAACCTGCGGCCGCATGACTCTTGTGGTGAGTTGTATATCGGATCGGAATATCTCCAATATACTTTTCAATATATTTTCTTATATTGTTTTCCCCCTTAGGTACTTTTTGACCCGCAAGAAACTGTCTATATGATTTCAGTTTGGGATTTTCATACCAATAAATCTCATGAGGTTTCCCCCACCACATGGCCTCATCCACTAAAGCTTTACATAGATGAGCATCATTCTTAAGTTTACTGTATCTTTCACTTGAAGAAGCGAAGACTAATCGATCTCCAACGAATACACTTAATGCAGCGTTGTGACTATTCGCGGAGATTCCCCATCTAGTCATCATTTGTAAATAAATGGATCACGTTTCTGTTGTTTTTTCAATCTCTTTTTAAATGCTCTATCTTGTCTCCATTCTTGGAAGACTTCCATGAGATCTTCAATCATTTTTTTCATCAACATAATCGAGAACTTTCTTATTTATGTGTACGATAAATATAATAAAATAGGGACATAGGGCGGAGTTTTAATGTCTAAACGTGTTATTAACATAGGAAACGCTCCCAATGATGGAACTGGAGATCCGTTAAGAACGGGTCTGTCCAAGGTTAATGATAATTTTACGGAGATCTACAACACCCTCGGAGATGGTGCAAACGTAATCAGTTATGCAAGTACTGCGGGCATTTCTACTCTTACACAAAACCTTACAGGTACACCATCTATTGAGGTTTCTGGACTAACAAATACGGGTGTTTCAACAGTTCAGTCAATCCAAGTTACAGATCTAGAGGTTGCTGGAATTGTAACTGCTCTCCAATTCTTTGGAGATGGATCTCAACTAACAAATGTCACTGCAACAAGTGCAGGTATTGATGTTTATGAAGATGGAACTAGAAGAGGTATTGCAAAAGAATTAAATTTTGCAGAGAATATTGAGGTTAGTGCTCCAGACGGTAGAGGTAGAGTTAATATTTCTGTTGCGTCAAGTATCATCGGAGCAGGTGGAACTGGCGGCGGAGGAGGTATAGCTGGCGTCGAAGTTCGCGATGATAATGTAACCATAGGTGATGTAACAAAACTAGACTTTGGTCCTAATCTGGACCTAACACCTGTCAGTGAAGGTATATCAACAGTATCAGTATCTTGGCCAACATATCCATACAGTGGAATTACTACCGCAGATATTACAAACTGGAATAGTGCATATGGTTGGGGAGATCACGGTGCAGCAGGATATCTCACATCATATACAGAGACACAAACACTAGATGATGTTGTTAGTTTAGGAAGTTCAACCAGTAGAGACATAACTGTAGGATCTCTTACTGCAGATAAACTATATTACTCTAACGTTTGGGCAACTCTTAGTGGACTAAACACAGTAAGTCCAAGTACATATCATGGTATGTTCGCACATGTTCATGAAACTGGACATGGTTATTTTTCACATGCTGGTGCATGGCATCAATTATTAGATAAAGGAAGTGCAAATGATAGTGCGACTATAACTAATCTTGCAAACTCAGTTCTGACTGCAAAGGCAATCACTAATACAACCTTAGTTGGAGACAGTGCAACGATTACAAATATTGCAAATGATGTTCTGACTGCAAAAGCAATTACTAACACAACTCAAGTAGGAGACTCCGCAACAATAACAAATATTGCAAACACAACTCTTACGGGTAAAAATGCAACCTTTGATAGTGCAACAATAACTAATATCGCAAACTCAGTACTAACTGCGAAGGCGATTACAAATACTACACAAGTTGGAGATAGTGCAACTATCACAAACATTGCAAACTCTGTTTTAACTGCAAAAGCAATTACGGGTA